CCCCTTGTGCCTGCGCCTGGGACGCCCCCAACTGAACACTCCCCCAAGGAAGCTGAACAGCCCGGCGAAAGCAAGCGCAATCCCACACAAGAACAAGAGCAGTAAGCCGATCCACTTCATCTTCTCACGCAGTTTCCCATTTGCGTAATCAGTGAGGACTTTTGCAGTCCACGCGGTGACTTCTTCTCTCTTCTTCTTGATAGCATCTCCAATGCTCTTGAAAGGCTGGACCTCCTTCTTCTTGAAGGCCCAGTTGAGTATGCCCTCATACTCAAAGCCGTTTTTCCTTTCCAAGGCCTCCAGAGCGATCCTTTTCAGATCACTGCAGTAGTCCCCGTACTGGGCCATCGACTCCTTGTACCTCTTGGCGCAGAAGTTCACGAACTCTCTGAATCCCATTTCTTTGTCAGGGACCCAGATCTGCTGTTTCGCGTCCACAAGCTTTTGAACCCCGAAAATACCGACTTCCTCAGAGCATCCGTCTTTAATCTTCGACACATCAAGGCGTCGCTGACCTTTCGACAGGTTTCTGGTTTCATCCGTACAATATTCGGGCTTCGGGTAATACTCGACCCAGATGCCAACCCGGCGAAGGAAGGCTTCTGGCTGTTCGATATTCATATTCCAGAAATCAAACTTGTTGGTCGAGCAAAACACAACTCTCGACGAGAAGTTGGTGTTCCCCTTGTTGTGGAGTTCCGCCATGTCCAATTTGCAAGGACTGGCGTTCACGAACCTGATGATTGCCAAGCCATCAGTCTTCTGACCTGGTGCTGCGATCAATTGACCCATGTCATCCATCACGCAAGCCCACTGCCCCTTGTAGCCATTGGCATACTTCTCTTCGGGACAGTAGTTCCAGATCTCAGCGTCCGAGTTCGAGATGAACTTCCTCGCCCTCTCCTCAGGCATCACCATAGCGCCCAATGACATCAAGACAGCCTTCGTAATGTAAGATTTACCCACACCCGAGGCGCCCTTCAGGCAAATGCACAATGGTACAGGACGGGAGGCCGAGGTCATGCCTTCGTTGTTGTAGATGATCTGCAGTTTGGCCATTTCTGTCGTGCACATTCTGTGCAACGCCATATTGCCGCGCGACATGTCCTTGTTATTCACAAGGATATCCCTACCTCTTTTGCAGAGGTTATGGATCCTGTCAGCAGAGTCACCTGTCAACTCAAGCTTTCCCTTTCCCCGCTCGTCAACAACACACAAAACATCATGAGACCACTCATCCAAGTCCTTACACTCGATAAAGATATCAGCGAAGCTCGACCCAAAGATCTTATCGATCAGGGTCGCGAAAAACTTCACTGCACACTCAATCACGTACCGGATGCCGTCAATGGTTCTTGGCGCCTCAGCAATCCCCTTTGCAAGGGATTTCTTTTGGCTCATACCGAAGACGTCAGCAATTGCTGCACCGATACCAGTCACAATGTCGGTTGCAAGCATGCTGATCCTGAGCCCCGGGAAGTCGAAAGGACCTCCCTCATACTCAGCATCACCCGTGTGCCAGGACTCAAACAGGGACTCCGCGTCCTTGTATGTGCTCCCAGAAGAAAGAGATGTGGACGATGCACCTGGGTCGCCCGTAGGCGCAGGTGCTGCAGTTGCGTCGGGGAGTACGACCTCATTCCGTGCAACATACTCGTCCCTCCTTTGCAGGAGGTCTTTCATCTCAATGTCCGTAAACGGACGTACCTCACTCAGCTTCGTCTCACAGCCAAGTGCGTACCACATATTGTCCTGTGCGAAATCAAAGATTTCTTTGTGGAAGCACCAGGTTGTACCCAGTGCGCACAGTGACATAGCCATAAAGCCCACAAATGATGGGGCTGAGTAGAACGACAATGCAAAGACAGCAGTTGCAATTCCACAGCATACACCGACCAAGGTCTTGATAAGGTCGGTGGCATCGATCTTGTGTAGTATCTCGATGGCTTTCTTGTCCTTGTTGAAACAGCCTTTGACTGCTTCGAGGAGCTTCTTGCACGTATCAACAAAGTTGTCAACAGACGGGCACTCGACTTTAACCTCATGCGCGGTGGCGAAGAGGGCTTCATAGTCGATGCACCTGAAGAGATTGTTCTTCGCGCGAAACACTTCCTTTTTCCTTTCTTGGAGGTGTTGCTTGCGTTCTTGTCTCTCTTGGCTGGACATCCTCACCGGGGTCTTGTTGCTGCGTTTTCGGTCGCGCCACTTTTGATCCCAGATCGGTCTTTGTTTGAACACTTTGGTGCTCGAAGTCCCCGTTGTATGGACTTCTTCTCGCGCTCGTCCCAACATGCTCTGAGGTGGCAGGGGTCTTAAATCCTGCTTCTCGATGAGCACTTTGGTTATCTCACGAAGGAATGATTCTTCATCCCTGTGTACAGACTGAGGCATGTCTGTCTCTGCATCCTCATCGGATGGGGGTTCTTTATACTCTACGCGAGTGTTCTTGCAGTTATACTCAAGCTGAGTTGCATTTAGACCCTGCGTGGGTAAGCCGTTGTTGCCTCCAACGGTAGATGGACATTTTGCTTCTGTCAGAAGGTTCTTTTTTAATTCCTCCATAAATGGTAAGAACTGCCCTGTGGGCTCGGTGACCATAAAAGGCCCTTGTCACTCTTTTCTCCCTCGGTGGGGAAATGGCTTAGAGTCAGTGAACCACATTAGTCGATAAGGCACGTCCACCGTGTCGATTGCTAATGATAATACCTGTTCGTCTAAGTATCAAAAATAGGTACCGCAAACAATTCCAGTCAAGCCTTTAAGCCCAGCGTGGTGGAACAGTTGAAGTCGCTACTTAAGAATTCTGGCGATTAGTAAGTGTAAAATCACAATCGAGTGTTGTTGTCAGTACAAACCCAAAACTGGTTCTTGCTCAGCGAGACTTGTCCTCATTTTACATAGATGGGCAAACTAAGAGTTAGGGAATGGGGGTTGTTGCGAGTGTAAACTCACACCCTTAAAAAGATGCATTTCAATCAACTTCCTCGGTCGGAGAGACAAACACAGGTGTTTAATCCATGTTTTCTCGATCATCGTCGGGAGCTTAGAAGACAAGAGAAGATGTTTAGTCAACGCTTTCAACATAAGCAGGAAAGACAATACAAAAAGTCGGGGTGTGAACAATCCTAGGTTTTACC